GCCCCACACCAAGGGCGCCTACGTCACGCTGCTCGCCTCGAGCGGCGTGAAGATCAGCTACGGCATCTGGCTGGTGCTGCGCAACGTCGGGCAGGTCACCACCGACACCTCGATGCTCCTCGATCTTGCCTATGGCGATGAGACCACGGGCGGCAACGAAGTGATCGTGGTCGACAACGTGAACGCCGGCGCGGTCCACGCCACCAACGCCGGGGCCAAAGCGTTCTTCTTCCCGGTCACGGTCCCGGCGAATCGGAGTGTGCGAGCCCGACTCGCGGCGGTGATTGGCAGCGACACCGTGCTGGTCGGGATCAAGCTGGTCCAGGATCCGCTCGCGGCGCGCATCGCGCTCGGCGCCGCGACCGTGGTGACGTATGGCGCCGCCGCGGCCAACAGCCGCGGCACGCTCATCACCTCGGGCACCGCCGACTACGGCGCCTGGGTGGAGCTCGGCGACACGAGCGCCGATCACAACTTTTGGGCGATCGGCCTGGACCAGGGCGGCGACACGACGCAGGCGACGCGCAACGTCGGTATCCAGCTCGGCACGGGCCCGAACAGCGGGGCGGTCACCGCGTTCCCCATGGAGTTCTCGGTCGCGTTGTCGAGCTCCGAGGAAGTGGGCAGCGCCACGCCGCCGATCGTCCTGCAGGCGATTGCGTCAGGCTCCAAGCTGTGGGCGCGCGTCGCCAGCACCGACAACGCCGACATCCCCGGCATCATCGCCTATGGGATCACCTTGAGCACCGAGATCACCGGCGGCGTGGTAGTGCACCCCGGCATGGCGGGAGGGATGAACGGATGAAACTCGTCATACCGAAGGGCGCGACCTCGCGCATCACCACGGTGTTCATCCGTCACGCCACGACCGGCGCGGGCCTCGGCGGCCTGACCAACGCCTCGAGCATCGCCGGCGGTTACGTGCGCGAAGGCGGCACGGGTGTCGCGCTCGCGGTGGACGAGGACGTCACCACCGAAGGCACGTACCAGGCGCCGAGCACCGTGGCGCACGTCCGCATCGGGACGCCGGCCAACAATCGCTCAGGTACCTATGAGCTGCACTTCCACAACGACCTGTGGGCCACCGGCGCGGAAGCCATCGTCATCACGTTGGGCGGCGCCACCAACATGGCCGAGCTGCCGATCGAGGTGCAGTTCAGCGACCCGGTGCGCGGCCTCGGCGCGCCCACGGCACTGCCCGCCTCGGCTGCGGAAGCCGCCGGCGGCCTCGCCACCCTGTCGGCCGCGCAGGCATCCAACGGCACGATCAACGCCAACGTGCACCGCTGGCTCACGGGCACACCGAACGCTCTGACGTCGGGACGCGTCGAAGTGCTGGTCGGTGCCATCACCAACGGCATCATCGCGGCAGCCAGCTTCGCCGCGGGAGCCTTCGACGCGGTATGGACCGTGACCACCCGGCTACTGACCCACGCCCTGGGCAATGGCGTCTCCAGCACCGGGGCGCTGGATGCGGGCACCACCGACTCGATCACACTGCCAGCGGGCCAGCGGAGCCAAGTGCGCGTCGGCCACTGGGTCACCATCACCGGCGGCGCCGCTGCGGGGGAGCCGCGCTTCCTGGCGGCGGTGAACACGACGAGCGGGGTGTGCACGCCCTCACCGGCCTTCGACAACACACCGGGTACCGCGACGTACTTTGTCACCGTGAATCCGCCGCAGCCCACGGCGACGGCCCTCCTCCCCTCGGTCAACGTGGCCGCCTTCCTCGGCACGCTCATTACCGAGACGTCGGGTCAAATCGCCGCGGCCTTCACTAAGTTCTTCAACGTGGCCAGCCCGACCGGCACAGCGAACAGTCTGCCGGATGCCGTCGCCGGCGCCGCGAATGGCGTCGCGATCGTGGGCTCGCAGGTGGACCTGGTCAACGCCCCGAACGCCACGGCCCTGACGGCCATCGCCACGGCGGTATGGGCCAGCGCCACCCGCACGCTGTCGAGCTTCGGCACGCTGGTGGCGGACGTCGCTGCGGCGGTGTGGAGCGCAGTCACACGGACGCTGACCGCGGGCACGAACATTGTACTGGCGAAGGGCACGGGCGTCACCGGGTTCAACGATCCCACGGCGGCCGCCAACGCGGCCGCGGTGCGGACCGAACTGGCGACCGAGCTAGCACGGATCGATGCGGCGATCACGTCCCGGGCCACGGTGGCCGCCGTTGTGGCGGCGCTCAACAATCTCAGCTCGGCCGACGTACTCGCGGCCCTGGCGAGCTTCTACGGTGTCCTCACTGGCACCGTGGCCACCAACGTCGCCAATAGCGCCACGTCGTTCGCCGTCTCGGGCGACGCTGGCACCGACGTGCGCAAGGGCGTGCTGCGCCTGACGGGTGGCGACTTGGCCGGCGAGAGCAACCTGGTCTCCTGGACGGGGACCACGGTGACGGTGCTGTCGCAGTCCGACATGCCGACCGTCCTCAAGCGGTTCAGTGCGACGCCGGCCGACGGCGTGGCCTACAGCTTCATGCCGCTGTGATGCCGAGCCACTACCTGGTGCTCACCTGGTGGTGGTTCGTGGACAGCGAGGCGAGCGAGTTCGCGCCGCCCCGCGTGGTGCGCGCGCCCGGGCGCGACTTCAGCGTGGAGCGCGACTAGATGAACGGCCGCATCACGAAGCGCCCGCATGAGAAGTTCGATATCGATTTCGACTTCGCCCGCGATATCCCCGACGGCGACAGCCTGCCGGCCTCGAGCAGCGCCTCCAGCGTCACCGTCACGCCCTCGGGGCTGACGCTGAGCAGCTCGCCGGCGCGCGAGCACTCGGGCACGATCGTGAAGCAGTGGATCGAGGCCGGGACCGACGAAGAGGACTACCGGGTCGTGTGCCGGGCCACCACCACCGACGGCCGCGTGTTCGAGCTGGTGATGGTGGTCGAGGTGCGGGACGACACCGCGTGAGACGCTCCGAAGTACTCCTCCTGCTGGTGATCGCGGCGCTCGCCGGCGCCGTCCTGTTCTTCCGCCACCGCGCCCTGGCCGAGCGCCTCGAGCGCCACAATGCCGAAGCTCAGCGCGATACCTCCCGCATCGTCCACCGCAGCGCCATGCGTACCGTCGCCGAACGCCTGGCCTTCCAGCAGACCGCCAACATCCAGCTGCGCGGCGAGCTGGGCCAGGTCCTGCGCGCGAAGAACGAACAGACGCAGCTACTGGCGCGGGTGCAGGTGCGGCTCGACTCGCTCGCCGGCGTTGTCACCACGGGCACCGTCACCGTCGGCGCCGACAGCTCGCTGCGCCAGCTGGCAGCCTCGATCGACACCGCAGGTTACCACGTGCGCGTGACGGCCGACGTCCCGCGGCCGCCGGCGAAGGCCGTCGTGCGCTGGGACGTGACGCGGGATCCGGTCGAGATCGTCGCGGCGCTGAACCGGGATCCCGACGGGCGGCTGGCGCTGCGCGTGGCGTCGGGGCCGCATGCCGAGGCGCGCATCGATACGGTGCGGGTGCAGATCTCGCGCGGCCTGGGGCAGACCCAGAAGCTCGCTGGCGGGCTGCTGGTGGCGGTGGTGTTCTACTCGCTGGGCCGGCTGGTGCGGTAAAGTCCAGACGTCTGGAAGGCTATCCCTTCAGCGGCAGCTGCGGCCCGTCCGTCATGATCTCGTAGGTCTTCTCGCACTTCGCGCAGCGCAGCCGCGGCGCCCAGGGCGCCACCGCCACCGTCGCGTGGCCTTCCGGACACACCACCGCCCCACCCACCCCGATGTCGTCGCCCGACGGCGGCCGCCCGATGCCCCAGACCGCGGTGGTGCGCGGCGCCTCGCTCAGCTCGAGGTACTCACTGCTCATCAGCAACTCGCCGTCCTCGACGCGCAACACGATGTCGTCCAGCCCGGTGGGCGTGTACTGGATCCGCGAGAGCACCGGGTACCAGGCGCCGGCGTAGAGCGTGTCGGGCATCGTGGCCCAGCGGCGCTTCAGGCGGACGTGCATCATTGGCAACGCACCACGGAAGGAGGTTGGGATGTTATGGTCGGATCGACGCCCGGGCCACTCGAACGAACGATGTAGTAGTCGTTACCTGGACCGAACGGACCCAGGAGAGTGAGCCGACCGTCGGAGTTGCTACTCCCGCGGCCAAAGCTCCACTGAAAGGTCTCAATCTGCGCCCAATCGTCGGCGCTAAACGTGAAACATGCGGCCTCGATGCCCGCGTTCGGCCCGAGCTTCAGTGAATCGCCCTCAAAGTCCTTCCACCACCACTGGACGATGAGCGAGTCGGAGGACGTGTTGTCCACGCGAACGCGTACCGTCCACTGCGATGAGTCGCCCGTGCAGCCGAGGGGGCTTAAGGTCAGCAGGGCGACTGCGAGAGCCGCAGCCAGACGCGCTCTCGCAGTCGCTCGGGATCCCAGTCGCTTGTCCATGCACTCAGCTCCCCGTAGCACCAGTGCTCGATGTCCTGCTCACTGTAGCCCGCCTGGCGCAGCTCGTCGAGACGCCAGTCTGGCAACACGTCGAGGCAGGCGAAGAGATCCGCGACTGTCTCCTCGAAGCAGTCCCAAGTCCCGCCGGTGACGAACGCCACGTTGTCGCCGTGGAGAACGTGGGCGAGGCCGTGGCGGAGGCCGAACCGCCTGACGCCTGGAGTCTGCGCCCTGGCCAGCAGCATGACGTGGATTCCGAGCATCGGCGGGAAGACCGCCTCGACGACCTTCCCTTCCCCGTCGATGCGATCGACGTAGCGCCATTCGATCCAGCAGCCTCTGAGCAGCCGCGCCAGGTCGAGATCGCCGAGCGGCGAGAAGTCCCCGCCCCACTCCACGCCGCGCGCGGCGCACTGCCGCTGCATCCTCGCGACCGCGTCATATGCCGCCCTGACGAACGAGCTGTCGGAGCGTCTCGGCGAACTCCTCGTCGGGCTTGCCGAGCTCGTCGGCGCGCCGGGCGATGGCTTCGATGAAGACGAGGAGGGCGTCGGTGGTGAGCTTGTATCGCTCGCGCCCGTCGGAGAGGAGCTGGACCATGCGGCTGCGGTTGTGGGCGAAGAGCCGCGCGCCTTCCTCGATCGGGAGCTGCGTGTCGACAAAGGTTACTTCCTCCCCTCGCTCATAGGCGTCACCGACGGCTCGCCGGACCTCATAAGCAACGTCGAAGGGTGGGACATTCATCGCCGCAGCGAGCTTGGCCAGGGTGCCCGGTTCGGCCGCTGTGCGCTGCTTTCTGATCCGCCAAACCGTCTCGCGTGAGACTTCTGCCGCCACAGATAGGCTTGTGTCGTTCCACTGTTGTGACATTGAACGCGACAGCCATCGCGACACCAACTCGCGTAACTGCTTATCTTCGCGTGACATAGCGCTGTCAGTCATATCGACATTGACATGTGACGTTGAATGCCCTAATATGACTTCCGTTGTCGCTGTCATGTCCTGACGTTGCATTCACGGTAACCGGTAAAGGTATCCCGCATGGATGAGCTCAACAAGACAATCCCGCTGAACCTCATGATCACGCCCGCCCAGAGCGCGCAGCTCGACCATGCGGTGCGCATCGTCAGCCTGGAGCGCGCAGAGAAGATCTCACGCACCGCCCTCGCGCGGGAGCTGATCACCAGCGGCGCCGAGGCGGTCGTCGCCCGCGCTGCTGCGGCCTCCACGTCCGCCGCCTGACGAATGTCACACCCATCCGCGAGACTCGTACGCCGCATTGTCCCCGGGAAGGGGAAGGCCGAGCGGCTCCCCCGTGGCAGCGGCCACCAGCGCGCGCGCCAGGGCGCCATGCGCGGCTTCGGCCCGCAGGTCGCAGCGGCCCTGAACCTCAGTACCCGGACGCTCGAGCACGAGCTTGAGGATCTGGCCCGCGATCCGGTGCACCGCGTAGCGCAGCGAGTGCATGCTCTGCGGCAGGCCGGCGCCGCGCCGGAACGCCTGAGCCTCTACGTGCTCGAGATCCTGCAGACGATCCAGCCCGCCGAGCTGACCGACACCGCCGGCGCCGCAACGCTTGAAATGCTCCTCACCGCCGAATCCTGCGCCGACGCCGACGAGAACATCGTGGGCGATCGCGCGCTGCTGGCTCGCCTGGCGCCACTGCCGCGCAGCCAGTGGTCGGACCACCTGCGTCGGCAGTCGGCTACCGGGCTCGCCCTGGCCGACTACCTCGACGCGCATCCGGAGGCAGTCCTGTGACCGCAGCCACGAAGACCGAGTCCACCAGCCTCGCCCGTAGCGGCGCCGACGCGCCGAAGGCGGTGGCGACCGTCAAGGAGAAGAAGGCCTTCCTCGAGGCGGTGCAGCGCACCGACCTGGGCAAGCTGACGCCCGATGAGCAGCGCGGCCTGTTGATCTCCTACGGCCAGCACACCGGCCTGCGGCCCGAGCACGGCGAAGTGATGATCTACCAGGGCCGCTTCTACATCACCATGGCGGGCCGGATCCGCAACGCCCACGCCAACGGTCTGTTCGACGGCGAGGAAAGCCGGCCGGTGACCGACCTCGAGCGGCGCAACGCCGGCTACGAGTCGGACGACATCGTCTGGAAGTGCAAGGTCTACCGGAAGGGGGCCTCGCGCGCCTTCGAGGGGTGGGGCAAGGTCACCCGCGAAGAGATCGTGAAGGCGCGCGCCGGCGACAAGTCCCAGTACACCCCCATCGCCAGGCACCCGGTCGAGATGGCCCGCAAGCGCGCGCTGTACGACGCGATGCGCAACGCCTTCCCGATCGACGAAGAGGTCTCGGAGCGCACCGCGCGGTTCATCGTCGAGGCCGAGGCGCAGATCACCGAGCAGCGCCGGCTGGCCGGGCACGCCCAGGAAGCCGAGGTCATCGAAGAGGAGCTGGCCGGCCGCCAGGTAGTGGACCAGGCACGGGTCGGCGATGTGGCGGGCGACGGTGAGGGCGCCGACGACGTGCAGCTGACGTACGAGGCGGCGGTGCGCGAGCTCACCGATCTGCCGCTCGCGCAGCGCCGGAAGGCCGTCATGCAGGGCGCGCTGCGCTGCGAGCTCGACGAGAGCGACCTGTACGCCATCGTCCGCCGGGAGACCGGTAAGACCAAGGTCGGCGACCTCGAAACGCCGGAAGAGGTCGCCAAGGTGCTGGTCGCGTTCGCCCAGGCCGCCGCGGACCGCGAAGGCGACGGCCGGTGACCGCGACTCCCAACCACGCCGGGCGGATCAGCTGGAGCCGTCCGGTCCCGCGGGCAGTCTCCGCGCCGCCGCGGCACGAGCTGCTGGTCACGCTGCTGCGCGTCTACGCCGACGTGGTGCTGGAGCCGGCCCGCGTGGCGCGCCGCAAGAAGGTCCCCGCCATCGCGGAGCAGCTCGAGGCGGCCCACGGCGTCATCCGCGAACTGGCCGGCTACGCCGCCGCCGGCGCCGACGTGTCGGCCGCGCTCGAGGTCCAGCTCGGCGTGCTGCGCGAGCTGGGCGACCGGTTCCGCGTGCTCGGTATGCACTGGTGCAAGCTCCAGGTCGCCGGCGCCGTGCGCGACATCGTCATGCTGTACGAGCTCAAGGTCGCCTGATGTTCCTCGTCGTCGCCATCCTGGGCCTCGCGTTCTACGTCCTGCTGCTGTCGCTGGGCCGGGCCGCGGCGCGCGGTGACCGGATGGCCCGGCGGCCCGACCACCTGGAGCCCGCCGTCGCCAGCGCGCCGCCGCTGCTGCGCCGCCGGCCGATCGGCAGCCGGCGGTCGCTGGAGATCGCGATTGAGGCACCGGACAACGTCGCGCTCGCAGAGGCGCTGCTGGAGAAGGTCCGGTGACCATGGCGCGCAACGGTCCCCCGAAGCCGTCGCTGGCATCACGGCTCATGCTCTGGGTTGCTGGCGAATACGGCACGCCGGTGCGTGACACCGCGCGGCGGCTGTTGTGGCGCCGGGAGACGGGCCGGGTCGTCTACTGGACGCTGTGGCTCGGCGTGATGGCCCTGGGCGGGCTGATCGCCATCACCGAGTTCGGTGCGCCGTGGTGGCTCGCCGCGGTGTTCGCCCTGGTCCCGGCCCTCAAGGCGGGGCAGGCCTGGTACCGCTGGTGGACCGCGTGAGCAAGGCCAGCCCCAGCCTGCCGCCCGTCGGGCCGTGCACGCTCGAGCAGATCACGGCGCCGAACGCGCACATCGCGCACGACGAGCAGGTCCGCGCGTGCTTCGCAGCCGGCCAGCGGGTGCGCAACCGGTGGACCCGTACGCGGCGGCTCGGCACGATCGAGATGGTGAGCGCCGCCGCGCCCACGCCGGGCGGCAGTCCCTCGGCGGGATGGAGCCGGGCGCTGATCAACTGGGAGCCGAGCCGCACGACGGATATCGATCGCACGGAGGTGTGGCTCGGGGACCTGGTCCTGGTGGACGCGGAGGGCGCGGACCTGGCCGAGCAGCCGCCGCTCCCGCCGGGCGAGCGTGCACCGGGAGCCCCGGAGTGAAGGCGTTCGGCTATCTGTTGCTCGCGGCGCTGACGATCGGCGGCCTCTACGCGGCGCACGAGCTGTACGTGCTGAACCAGGAGGATCGCAGGCGTTAGGCATGGCTGGTAGCAACCCCTCCCGGAGAGGGGCGCAGGAGACCCGGGCTGATTGGTCCGTACGACTCGGCCCGGACGTAGCAGGCGGAAGGGACAGTGACCTTGCCGGGCTCATAACCCGGAAATCCGGGTGCGATTCCCGGGCCTGCAATTCCACGATGACCACGACCCCCACTGCGCCGCTCGCCCCGGGCGCCACCGTCCATGCCTGCGTGCGCGTCGCCGAGTCCCGGCACGCGCTCGAGCAGCGGCTCGCCGCGGCCGAGGCCGTGTGCAAACTGGTGAAGCACCAGCAGTGCGACTTCGCTCCCGACTGCGGCAGTGCCCTGTGCACGGCGATTCGGACCTGGGAGGCCTTCCGTGCCCAGTAAGGCGAAAAAGAAGGTGGCGCGGCGTACGAGCTCGCTGATGCACCAGGCGCTGCGCCGCGCTGAGAATGGCGCGGCCTGCGAGAAGTGCGGCTGCACCGAGGACGCGGCATGCCTGGGCGGCTGCTCCTGGCGGACCGAGGAGCTGCTCAAGGGTCGGCTGGTCTGCTCGAGCTGCGTGCCATGAGCGGCGACGACGGCGAGGGCGGGTCGATGCTGGCCATGTCGGGCAACGCATGGGTGCTTCTCGCGGGCGCCGCGCTCCTGATCACGCAGGAGGCCGCACGGGAAACGCCTGAGCCGTGGGCCGGCGAGGTGCATCCGACGATAGCGGATCTCTCCGCTGAATGTCGCGTGCTGGTCAGTGTCGTCGAAGCTGCCCGGCGTGCGGGTTGCTCTGCAGCGCTGAAGCCCGACCTGGAAGACACTGCCGCTGAGGTCGAAGCGATCTGTCGCGCACGCGGCTTCGATGCCGAGGCGTGGCGCCAGAAGGTGCGTCGCGACTACCTGCTTGGCGAACTCAAGCCGGCCTTCGTTCAGGCACTCAACGCTGCTATCCGAGCGAGGCGGCGCCGTGGCTGAGGACCTCGAGTTGGCCGCCGCCATCGTCTTCCTGCAGAAGCTGCCGGCGCGCCTGGACACACTGCTCAGCGACTCCGCCCAGGTCGGCGCGTCCCTCGGCGGCGGCCACGGCACCGGCATTGGCGCGAAGGTTTCGCGCGATCGGTCGCAACTGCTCGCCGAGATCGGGGCGCACCGCGCCACGCTCGAGCGGCGCTACCGGGAGACGGTCCATGCCGGCTGACGTGCGCCAGCTGCCCACGCTCACCGGGCTCGAGATCCGCGGCGCGATCAACCACGGACGCCTGGGCGGCGAGGGCGAAGTCTACGAGCTGCTCGACGGGCGGCTGTTCCGCGCCTGCGCGCCCGAGGCAGCCAGCACGGCGTTCCCCGGCCGGGTCGGCGTGAAGCCGGTGCCGCTGCAGCCGGTGATGCTGGTGGTCGCCCCGTGAGGAATGACTGATGGCGGGCAACCGTCTCGGCCGACTGAAGGTTGTCGCGCGTGGGCTCGGTATGAGCGTTACCGCGTATGAGGCTCGTCGCAAAGCCGGAGAGAAATGGTGTACGTCGTGTAAGGCGTGGCACCGCGTCGAGCGCTTCGTCGCCGACCGCTCACGCTACGACGCCTTGAGGGCAAGATGCCTGCTGGCAGATCACGGGCGCCCCAGGGCCAAGCGGCGTCCTTCGCGAGAGCGCGCGCGCAATGCGGTGGCGTATGCCATTCGCGGCGGGTGCTTGGCCGATCCGAACCGGGTGCCGTGTACCGATTGCGGGCACCTCGGCCCGGAGCGGCGCCACGAATACGACCACGTCGACGGCTATCAGCCAGACAAGCGCCTGCGGGTGCAGGCAGTCTGTACGCTGTGCCATGCTGATAGAGAGAAGGTGCGCCGTGGGTGAGACGACGGGCATCAGCTGGACCAATGCCACGTGGAAGAGTGCCGCGTCGCCGGAGTGCCCGCGTTCGTCAAGCAGCTGGGAGCGAATGCGATAGGCGAGGCCGAGCGGATCCGCACGTACGACCGCAAGGGCGGGGACATGGACGAATGGCCCGAGGACCTGCGGGTGCGCGAGTTCCCGGAGACGGTGGCCGCGTGAGCACCCGGTTCGAGCGCACCATCTACGTCGCTACGGTCCTCATTCTGATCGTGGTGCTCGCGGTGCTACTGCTCGGGACACGGCGCTGCGAGGCCCGCGGGGGCGCCTACGTGCGCACGGCGTTCGGCATGACCTGCCTGGTGCGCCAGTGAAGATGACCGTTTCTAGACGTCTGGAATCCGGGAGGGATTCAGTCATGACCGCAGTCGCAGCACCGACCAGCATGGAGCTGGTCTCGATCGCGCTGAAGGAGCTCCACGAGTCGCCGCTCAACCCCCGGAAGGACTTCGAGCCGGGCGCGCTGCGCGAGCTCGCGCACAACCTGGTCGCCGAGGGGCAGATCACGCCGTGCATCGTGCGGCCGCGGCCCCAGGGCGGCTACGAACTCGCCGCCGGCCACCGCCGCTACCGGGCGGCCAAGCTGGGCAACCTGCCCACGCTGTACTGCGTGGTGCGGGAGATGGACGACCGGACCTTCCTCGAGGTCCTCACGATCGAGAACCTGCAGCGCGAGGATCTCCATCCGCTCGAGGAGGCCCGCGGCTTCCGGAGCCTGATGGACGAGATCGGCTACGACATCCCGCGGATCGCCGATCGCTGCAGCCGGTCCGTGCAGTACGTCTACGACCGGATCAAGCTACTCCAGCTGACGAAGCCCGCGCAGGCGCTCTTCCTCGAGGGGCGCTTCAGCGCGAGCCACGCCATCCTGCTCGCCCGGCTCAGTGCCACCGAGCAGGCGAAGGCGATCGGCGAGAACGACGGCGCCTGGGGGAAGATCTCGGGCCTGTTCCAGGGGGAGTACGCCGGCGCTCGCGGCCGGAAGGAACTGCCCGGCGAGTCCACGAAGGCCGTCAGCGTCGCCGAGTTCAGGGAGTACATCGATCAGCACGTGCGCTTCAAGGCAGCCGAGGTGGACCTGCCGCAGCTCTTCCCGGAGACCGATGAGAAGTTGCGCTACGCCACCGAGCAGGAACTCACGGTGGTGCACATCACCTACCGGCACGTCCTGCCGCCCGAGCTCAAGGACCGGAAGGAAAAGACCTACGGGCCGCTCAGCTGGAAGCGCGCGGACGGCAAGCCGGATCCGCGCCGCTACGGCGACGAGGGGCGGAAGGCCTCGAAGCCCTGCGATCACGCCGTTATGGGGATCATCGCGATCGGCGATGGCCGCGGCGAGGCGTTCCGCGTGTGCGTCGCCAAGGAAAAGTGCCAGGTCCACTGGCCGAAGTCGAAGGCGAAGACGAGGGCGAAGACGAGGGCATCGAGCGCCGGCCAGGAGGAGCGTTGGGCGGCATATGAACGCGCCCAGCAGGAGCGGTCCCGGCGCGAGCAGCAGGAGCGTGATGCCCGCGCTGCGCGCTACAAGAAGGCCATGCCGGCAATCGCGAAGGCGGTGACCGGGGCGGTGAGCGCGCTGCCAGACAAGCTGCTGATCCCCATGCTCTTCAGGCTGGTGAACGCGTCCGGTTCAGCGCCGAACCTGAAGGCCGCGGTGCAGGGCATTATCGCTGGCGACCTCCTCCGCGACGCCGAAGACTCCTATCGACAGGACCAGTTCGCCAAGGCCTGCAAGGCGAAGCTCGGCGTCGACATCGCCAAGATCCTCAACCAGGCTGCGCCGATCGAGAGGCCGGCCGCGGCGAAGAAGGCGGCGAAGAAGGCCAAGAAGTGAGCGGCACGGCGGCGGGCTCCCTCGTGGGACGGGAGAATGTCTACGTGTGCACCAGGTGCCACGGCCTCACCGTCACGATCGACGTCGACGCCGGTACCACGCCGTTCGCGATTGACTGCCGGGCATCCGGGAGACGGGGGGACTGTCGCGCCCTGGCCCACTCGTCCTTTTATCCGGAGGGCCCGCGCCCGACACATATCCCGCCGCCGGCGTGGGAGTGGTACAAGCCGAGTGATGTCGAAGCGCGTCGCGCCGACAAGAAGGCGCCCGGCATGCTTGATCATGCACGCCGGGGTGGTCTTTTTCTTCGCCCCCGGGCGGTGGCCCAGGCTGACGGCGTGTCCACGTGAGTGCGAAGCGCCGCGCCCTGCAGCTGCACCGGCCGGCGATCGTGCCGATCCCGCCGGTGCCGCCCGATCGCGGCCGCCTGCTCGACGCGGTCGAGATCTCGCAGCAGCTGCTGTGCGGCAAGCGCTCGCCCGACTGGGTGCTCGACCACGTGCCCGGCAAGATGGCGCTGGGTCACTCGACGAAGGTATGGTGGGAGTTCGAAGTCATCGCCTGGCTCGACTCCCTGAAGGAGACCGTCGCGTGACGCCCCATCGCAGCAGTGCGGAAGGCAGCTTCCGCTTCGATCGCGTGTTCCGTGGCATCGGCCGGCTGGCCAAGGCCTCCGGTGTGCACGGCCGCCGCGAGTTCCAGCAGCTCGACGCCTTCCTCACGCGCCTGTACGAGCGCGGCCGCTTCGACCTGATCCGCGGCTGTCTCGAGGACCGGCACACGGTGCTCGAGCTCTACGCCGCCGAGCTCGACGGCCGGCTGCAGGCCTTCAACGCCGATCGCCTGCTCGAGGCGCCGCTGTGGGCGACGCTGTCCGCCTGGCTGCCGCGTTCCGCGGCCGCGGTGAGCAGCCGGCGCCGCTACGAGACGAGCGTCGTCTCCTTCCGGCGCACCGGCGCCCTCGGCGCCGGCGCCAAGCTGAAGGACCTGCCGCGCGTGGACTGGCAGCAGGTGCATGCCAGCTGGCCGGCCGGGCCCGCCGACTGGAACCGTATGCGCGCGATGTGGAGTCGCTTCCTCACGGTGACGCTCGGCGACAAGTACCACCCGCTGCGCCGCCAGCTGCTGACGGCGATTCCGCGCGCGACCGAGCCACCAGGCCGCGAGCCCGACGTCACGCCGGCGCTGTTCTGGCAGATCGTCGCGGCCGCGCCCGAGTACGTGCAGGCCAGCTACGTCTGCCTGGTGGCGACCGGCCTGCGCCTGGGCGAGTACCTGCGCTGCCGGAAGGAACACCTGCTGCCGCACACCACCAGCCTGAACGTGCCTGGGCGGAAGACGGCCACCAGCGCGGCCGTGCTGCCGATCGACGAGCGGTTGTGGCCCTGGGTGGTGCGCGCGATCCCGGCGCCGCGCAGCGCGAAGTGGCTGCGGCGCGCCTGGCAGGAGGCCTGCGCCGCGGTCGGCGTCACCGACCTGCGCCTGCACGATCTGCGGCACTGCTTCGGGCAATGGCTGGTGGACGCAGGCCAGTCCGAGGCCTCGGTGCAGGCCTCGCTGCGCCACGCGACGCCGGCGATGACGAGGCGCTACACGATGCGGAAGCTGCGGGCGAGCGATGCGGCGGCGATGGCCACGGTGCTGCTCGGTGCGCCGGCCGTGGCGAAGCCGGCACGCCGACGGAAGGCGTGATGCACCCGGTCCCACTGTCTGTCCCACTGTCGGCCGCCGCAGCGGAGCGCCCGCTCTCGCAGGCGCTCGCCGAAGCCTATGTCAGGGAGCGTGTTATGCGGATGACCCGGGAGGGGATCGAACCCTCGACCTACGGATTAAAAGAACACTTCCCAGTGCCGGGCGCTCAGGAGCGTAACGGCCAACTCGCCGAAGCTCAAGCATTTCGCGTTTCCAGCATCCCTGCCCTGGCGGCCGCAGATCTGCACGCGGTCCCACTGTCTGTCCCACGGTGGTGGGTGCTGCTCCTCGCCCTTCTCCTGTTGGCGCTCATCGCCCGGCCCGGCCGCGGCCAGGTCCTGAGCGAGCAGCAGACCATGGGTCGCTACCTCAGCGGCTACATGACGGCCGTGGGCATCACCCAGGACTCGCTGGCTCGGCTGGTGCCGTGGCTCGCCAGTAGCCAGACGGCGCGCGTGAACCGCCTCAGCGCCATCAGGAACGGCACGGTGGCCGCCGGCGACAGCGAGCTGGTGCGCATCGGCCGCACGATCGACTCGCTGTTCCGCGCGCGCCTGGCACCCTCGGCCGAGGCCCGGGCGTGGGCCATCGTCACCCAGGTGCGGCCGGTGATCCGGCCCGTGCCTCCGCCGGCGCCGTCTGCCCCGCTGCCGCCTCCTCCGCCCGCGCCGGTACCAGCTCCACCGCCGGCGCCCTCGCGCACGATCGCGATCGCGGGCGGCCGCATGAACATCGACGGCGTCACCTACTGGCTCGACGTCCCGGGGCACGCCCTGGCGACCGGCGCGCGGGTCATCGTCCGCGGCCACGCGGCCACGCCCAGCTTCGACGGCGACACGCTCACCGTGACGCGCACTAGCGCCAGCGCGCTGCTGCTGTGGCGGGACGCCGCGCGCACGGTGCCGGTCGTGGCGCCGCAGCGTGGCGGCCGCGGCACGCTCGAGATCCTCCTGTGAGGGCAGGCCCGCGGCGCGACCTGTACGTGATGCCGCTGAGCCGGCGCAGCCGGCTGGTGATCTGCCGGGCCCGGGACGGCACGCGCGTCGTGCGCTTCGGTGGCCCGACGGGCTGGACGCACCAGCGCGAGCGGGATCTCGCTGACGCGAGCCCCGCGCGGTCGCGCTCCGAGCGGATCGCCGACGAGCTGGCCGAGGCGGTGGCCTGAATGCGGATCACCGTGACGTTGCCGATGCCGCCCAACCTGGCGAACGCCCGGATGCACTGGCGCAAGAAGACCCAGGCGCATGCCGCGTGGAAGCAGCGCGCGATCGTCGGCGAGCCACAGCTGCGCGGCCGGCGGCCGCGACGGCCATACGAGCGAGTCGTGGTGACCGCGGTCCTCTACCCGCGGCAGTTGATGGATGACGACAACGCCGTCGCCCGGCTGAAGTGGTGCTTGGACCTGCTGAAGGACCGGGGTCTGATCGTGGACGACAAGCGCCCGCACCTGGTGTTGGGCGGGATCCCGGAGCAGCGCGTGGGTGGGAAGCCGACACGCATCGAGCTGACGATCGAGAGTGCGGCGTGAGTATCACCCGGTTCATCCGGTTCGAGCCCCACCGGCGGGTGGGCTGGCACCTGCTGCCATCCGGTTGTTGGCGAATGCCAGTATGAGCGCGAAGCCGATCAGCTGCGATAGGTGCCAGCGCGACGGCACGGTCGTGAAGCGGGCTGGTGGCTACTGGTGCACCTACTGCCATCGCACCGTGAAGCCATCGAGGAAGGCGCAAGGCGCCTGGGTCCGCGCGGAGAAGGTCGCCGCGATGAAGGCGCGGTGGAGAGCCGCCAACAAGGAGAAGGTCGCCGCGAACAGCGCGCGGTGGAGAGCCGCCAACAAGGAGAAGGTCGCCGCGAACAGCGCGCGGTGGAGAGCCGCCAACAAGGAGAAGGTCGCCGCGATGAAGGCGCGGTGGTACGCCGCCAACAAGGAGAAGGTCGCCGCGAACAGCGCGCGGTGGAGAGCCGCCAACAAGGAGAAGGTCGCCGCGATGAACGCCGTGCGCCTCACCTGCTCGCGGTGCTCCGAGGACTTCATCCGCCCGCGTGGGCGCCCGGCGCGACAACCACTGTGCCCGGAGTGCAAGCCGAAGAAGTCGCCCAGGGCGCATCGCCGTCGCCGCGCCCGCCACTATCACGAGTCCGCCGAAGTCGCGGCGTGATGTGGCATCGCGCGCGACTCGGCGGCTCCCCGACGGAGCGGTTCAGCAGGACCGTGGCAAGCACCGTCACGCACATCGAGGGCCGGCCTTCTGTCCGCTCGACGGCTTCCCGTTGCGCTTCGCGTTGGACCGCATCGGCCGGACGATCGCCGTCTGCGATGGTTGCCGAAGGCGTCGACGTGGCCGGTGCATGGACTGCGAGCGGCCGGTCTCAGGCCGCGCGTGGCGCTGCGCGCCGCACAAGGAGAAGGCTTCCCGGGAGTCACTGCGCCGGTACGCTCTGCGGAATCACAAGGAGGTCAACGCCCGAGGGAAGGCGAGGGCGCGCTGGGTCAAGAAACATGATCCCGCGCGTTACGCCAAGCGCATGGCGGACAAAAAGGCTTGGCGCGCCCGCAACGTCGTCAAGATCAAACGAATCAAGGGCCAGTGGAAGTGGGGCGGCTACAGCAGCGAGGAAAAGTACCGTGCCTACCACGCGACGTACCGGGCCAGGCATGCGGAACGCCGGCGTCAGCTCGCGCGCGAGCAGTACTACCGCCTGCACCCGGACCGGCCTGTGCCGGCGTGTCGCTGCTGCGGGGTGGCGATCCCGTGGGATGGTCGCGGGCGCCCGAAGCAATGGTTACCAGGTCATCAACCCTATGCGCGGTGCACCACACCGCAGGAGGATCTCGTGAAGGCTGCCGCTGCCGCGGTGCGCTCGCTTCGCGCTGGGCTCGAGAAGGAGCGGGACGAGATCAAAGGTGCCATCGACAAACTGATGCCGCTCCTGTCTGACCTGGAGAAGAGTGCCCTGGTCGCACCGCCGAAGCGGCGGATGAAGGCCGCGGCATGACGTTCGTCCCGCCGCTCCCGGCGGCCACACTGAAGCAGGCCCGGCGCGCCTGGGAGCGCGGCGAGTCTATCGGGGTGGTGCGGCTCATCGTCGGCTGTAAGACGGACGGGGGCGCCTACCGCATCGTGAAGCGCTGGCCGCGGCCGCGCGCGGTCTCGCTCAAGCTCATGGGTCACCGGCGCCGCGAGCACCCGACCGAGGAGAACACGCAGCCGCTCGTAACGGCCAGCGATCGGTGTAGCCCAAGCAGCGGCCGCAGCGCCGCTCAGGTGTCATCGCCCGGTGCCACCGGTGCGGACAACCACAGGAGGGATGATGAAGCAGACGATCAAGAACCGCTGGAATGACCGCGTGATCTACGAGGGCGAGCACGAGACGCTGCGGGACGCCGTGCTGGCGTTTGTAGCCGCCCGGCGCGCCGAGGGTGTCCGTCCGAACCTCAGCGACGCGGACCTCAGCGGCGCGGACCTCAGCGGCGCGGACCTCAGCGGCGCGGACCTCAGCGGCGCGGACCTCAGCGGCGCGGACCTCAGCGGCGCGGACCTCAGCGGCGCGAACCTCAGCGCCGCGAACCTCAGCGCCGCGACGAGGATGCCGGCCGGCTACACCTGGGACGTCTATCTCGCCCAAGTGGTCCCGGCCTTCTTGATGGCGGGCGGGCGGGCGCTGGCGGAAGTCGCGACCGCGGAGCACTGGAACTGCCACGACTGGCAGAACTGCCCGACGAAGGCGGCGTTCAGCGCCGAGGACATGGATGGAGTGCCGCCGCTCTATCGCTGGGAGGCGTCGCAGTTCATCCAGTTCTTTGACGCGGGGCTCATCCCTCAGCCGAAGGTGGAGCCCGCCACCGCGTGAGCCAGCGCATCCAGCTGGGCCCGGGCCTGACCCTGCCGGCCGACGCCGTCACGCAGACGTTTGGCGTGCTCGCGGTGCGCGGCGCAGGCAAGAGCAACCTCGGCGCCGTCATGGCCGAGGAGATGTTCGACGCCAAGCTCCCGTTCGTCGTCGTGGATCCCGTCGGTTCCTGGTGGGGCCTGCGCAGCTCAGGCGACGGCAAGGCGCCGGGCCTGCCCATCCCGATTTTCGGCGGCCGCCACGGCGATGTGCCGCTCGAGCGCACCGGCGGCCATCTCGTCGCGGACTTGGTGGTGGACGAGCGGCTGAGCTGTGTGCTGGACCTCTCCGAGTTCAGCGAAGGCGACAAGATCCGCTTCCTGATTGACTTCGCCGAGCGGCTCTACCGCCGGAACACCGACCCGCTCCACCTGTTCCTCGAGGAAGCGGACGACTTCATCCCCCAGCGCCCCTTCCGGGAGCAGGCTCGGTTGCTGGGCGCCTGGGAAAACATCGTCCGCCGCGGCCGGGCACGTGGGCTGGGGATGACGATGATCACGCAGCGCTCGGCGGCGCTCAACAAGAATGTGCTCACGCAAATCGAGACGTTATTCGTTCTGCGCACCACCTCGCCCCAGGATCGCAAGGCGATCGCCGCGTGGGTCGAGTACCACGGCCAGGCGCAGCAGCTCCTCGAGAGTCTGCCCGGGCTTCCGGACGGCACCGCCTGGTGCTGGTCGCCCTCCTGGCTGAAGGTGCTCAAGCAGGTCGCCATCCGCCGGCGCCGCACGTTTGACAGCGGCGCCACACCGAAGGACGCACGCGGGCGCCGCGCGCCGGCGACGGTGGCCGACGTGGACCTGGGCGCGCTGCAGCAGCGCATGGCGGCCACGATCGAGAAGGCCAAGGCTGAGGATCCGCGAGAGCTGAAGGCTCGGATCCGCCAGCTCGAGCAGCAGCTGACGGCAAAGCCGGCGCCAGCGGCCGTGAAGGAGAAGCGCGTCGAGGTGAAGGTGCTGAAGGATGGGCAGCTGGCCCGGGCCGAGAAGCTGGTGGCCGACCTGCGGAAGCTGGTCGAGGCGTACATCACGTCGATCGACGAGCTGCGAACCGACATGGATCGGGGCAGCAACGCGCTGGGCATGAAGCTGGAGGCCGTGGCAGATGAGGTGAGTGCTGCGATCGCGTCGACGAGGATCCCGGCGCGTGGGGCGGCAGAAGTTCGAACGGTGGGCGCGCCCGTGGTCAGGGCCCCTGTCGTGTCCCCCGCGCCGACTCGCCGCGCTGAAGGCCCGCCGACCGAAGGCCTAACGCGGCCGCAGCAGCGGATCCTCGACGCGCTCGCCTGGCTCGAAGGCGTAAGCATCAACGACGCGGAGCGGCCGCAGCTGGGGTTCCTAGCCAACGCCAGCCCGCGCAGTTCGTCCTTCCAGAACAACCTGGGCACGCTGCGCTCGGCGGGGTTGATCGAGTACCGCGGCGCCCGGGTCGCCCTGACGGACAGCGGCCGCGGCACGGCCAACCACCCCGAGAAGATTCTCACCGCTGAGCAGCTGCAGGGCGCCGTGCTGGCCAAGGTCTCGGGTCCGCAGGACAGGATCCTCACCACCTTGATCGCGGCGTACCCGCAGGTGGTGGCGCGCCCGGATCTGGCGGATCGCGCCGGCGCGTCGGCGACGTCCAGCTCGTACCAGAACAACCTGGGATTCCTGCGGTCGCTGGGCCTGATCGACTATCGCGACGGCGGTGTCGTCGCCCAGCCGGTGCTCTTCTTGGAGAATGGGCGGTGACAAGTGGTAGGCCCGAAGAGCTCACGTGCCTGCACGAGGCCTCGACCCTCATCATCTGGAGCTCGCGCGTGCTGACGCTCGGCGAGACCGTGCTGTGGTTTCACACCTGGCGCCTGGACAACACGCCGGCTGATGGGTGCTACCTCGGGCCCCAGGCGCTCAGCGATCGGCTGGGCGGCAAGTTGGCCTCCTCCACGATCGAGGAGTACCGGGCCAACATGCGCGAGCTCGGACTGCTGGCAGCCTTCCGGCGCGCCGAGGGACGTAACATGGGCTGGGTGGCCACGTTCCCCGGACAGCTACTCGAGGAGCACAAGGACTTCGAGCTCAAGAAGTGGGGCCGCGGCGTGGACGAGCTCGCCGCGGCCCGGGCCGCCCTCTTGGACACCTACCTCCTGCAGTTCCCTGACCGCCTCGCACGGTCGAAACAGTCGGACCCCGTCCCGGTTCGCGGTCGGGGTGGGACCCGGCTCGCAGTCGGGTCACAGTCCGGTCGCCAGTCGGGTTACGACCCGACTGAGGCCGCTGCGTGGGAGGAGGGTAGGGAGGAGGGGGCTTCTTCCCACCCTCCAGTATCGAGAGCGGAAGCTCAACTCCCTCCTGTAGTTAGGGATCTACGAGGGGAGACAGAAGCTGAGGATAGGAGTGCTCGCGCGCGCGAGCAAACGACGAAGGGCGGACCGCGGCAGGGACAGTGGCGCCGCGTCGGCAATATCCTCGGCAACCTGATACCACCACCACCACCCGGAGACGATCGATGACCGCCCGCTTCAAGTTGCCGAAGGACCTGCAGCACCGGCGCCTGCTCCTGGAGACAGCGCTCGCGAAGCCGCTCCTGGGCGAGTGGCCCAAGGACGGCGAGAAGGACTCACCGTTCGAAGACGCGCCCCAGCCCGAAGCGATCGGCCGCGTGCTGATCGACGAGCTGCACGATCACCTGAAGACGGCGCACATCGCCTACGTGTTCAAGAAAGACATGAAGGCGAAGGGTCGCACGAAGCTCGGCACGGCCAAGCGCGCCGGCGGCGAGCTGCACTGGTTCACGGATCACGACTTCGTGATCAGCCTGAACTGGACCACCTGGCGGCTGCTCGAGCCGCTGCAGCGCATCGCGCTCATGGACCACGAGCTGTGCCACTGCGTGCAGGACGAGGAGGGCATGGCGTGGGGCATGCAGGATCACGACGTCAAAGAGTTCGGCGTCATCGTCAGGCGCTACGGCCTGTGGACGCCCGACCTCACCCGGTTCGCGAAGGACGTCGAGAAAGCGGCCCAGCTCGGCCTGTTCGATGAGGCCCCGGCCGAGGAACAGCTCGCCGGCGCAGGTGCCGAGCGCTGATGACCTGGCAGCCCCTGCCCTGCATGGCCGCTGACGACGTGAAGGCCTACGAGGCCGTGCTCGGTGACGCCCGCGCGCTCGTGGCCCTGGTGCAGGATCTCTGGGAACGCGCCGAGGAGAACTCGCACCTCGAGAACGAGGCGCAGGTCCGCCGGATCCTCGAAGGCGCACGCTGGCGCACCCGGCTGGTGCAGGGCGAGCTCGTCGACCTGCTGCGGCGGCTGAAGACACCGACCGCGCGCCAGGCGCGTCTCTTCGGCGAGGTCACCGGTCCAGCCAAGGCTGGTTGAGGGCGTGCCGCCGTCTTATCTTCGGCGGACAGCACCACGTAGCGGAGCCATTGGTCCGGCAACAGGTCGGGCATTGGGGCTCCAGGGGCGGACGTCTCTCGCCTCTGGCGCCTCTTGTCGTTTCAGGGAGGTCCTACGGACGTTGTGACGCAGGGCGGGAAGCGGAACATCGCCAGGCTGTGCGAGTGCACCCGGCCGCAGAAGCAGGACGACGGCACGGTGCGTGAGATCCGCGGCCGGCGGCCGCCCATCATGGTCTTCTCGGAGACCGTCGCACTGCTGACGGCCGCCATGGATCGCGCCACGCTCGAGCGGCTCTCCCACCTGGCGCTGCAGGACTACAAGTGCCCCAAGTGCCGGAAGGTCGTGTTGATGACCGTCGGTGACGTCCTGGGGGCCCCATGACCGCCGCCACGGATCGGATCTCCGCGTCACACCGGCGTGACATGTTTGTGGACGCCTACACCACGCCCGGCGCACCAACCTTCGGCAACGCCACCCGCAGCGCGATCCTCGCGGGCTTCGCCCCCAAGAGCGCTGATGCGCAGGGCGCGCGCCTGTTGAAAGACGACAGGGTTGCCGGGCTGCTCCACGCCCGGCAGCAGGAGGTGCAGCGCGCCGCGCAGTTCGATCGTGAGGCAGCGCTGTTCCTCGCGCTCGAGCAGGCGAATGCCTGGCGCAGGGGCGGCAAGAAGGCGAAGCCCGACGCCACCAGCCACGCTTCGCTCGAGCTGGCGTGCAAGATCGCCGGGATCCGCACACCGCTCGGCGAGCCGTTCAACCGGCACCGCACCGAGATCACCGGCCCCGACGGCGGGCCCCTGAAGTTCGACATGGGCCAGCTGCAGGACCGCCAGCTGGTGGAGCTCGAGACGCTGCTGCGCATGGCGCGGGTGGCGCAGTCGTGACCGCCGTCGCCACCCGTCCCCGCCTCAACGTCAAAGACCTGCCGGCGCTCGAGGAGGTCGAGGCCGAGATCTGCCGGCGCTCGTTGCGTGCCTTCGTGCGCCGCGCCTGGCACGTCGTCGAGCCGGCCACGCCCTTCGTCGCGGGCTGGCACATCGACGCGGTCTGCGAGCACCTCGAGGCGGTCGAGGCCGGGCAGATCCGCCGGCTGCTCATGAACTTCCCGCCCCGCCACATGAAGTCGCTGATGGTCGGCGTGTTGTGGCCGACGTGGATCTGGGTCCGCCGGCCCGATCGCCGCTTCCTGAACGCCAGCTACATCGCCCAGCTCGCCACGCGCGACTGCGTCAAGAGCCGGCGGCTCATCACGTCGCCCTGGTTCCAGGCGCGCTTCGGACACCGGTTCCACCTCACCGGCGACCAGAACGAGAAGACCAAGTACGAGAACAACGCCAGCGGATTCCGCGCCGCCTACGGCGTGGGCGGGGCCACGGGCGAAGGCGGCGACTTCATCGTGGTCGACGATCCGCACAACATCATCGAGGGCGAGTCGGAGGCCCGGCGTGGCGAGGTGTTGATCTGGTGGGATGAGGTGATGTCCACTCGGCTCAACGACCCGAAGACCGGCGCGCACGTGATCGTCATGCAGCGTGTCCACGAGCGGGACCTGTCGGGCCACGTGCTCGAGCAGGGTGGCTACGAGCACCTGATGCTGCCGGCCGAGTACGACCCCAAACGCAGCTGCGTCACCGTGCTGGGCCAGGTCGACCCGCGCATCACCGAGGGCGAGCTGCTCTGGCCCGAGCGCTTCGACGCGGCCGCCATCGCGCAACTGAAGACGCGCCTGGGCAGCTACGGCACCGCCGGCCAGTTGCAGCAGCAGCCCACCGCCCGCAAAGGCGGCGCGTTCGATCGCGCCTGGTTCGACATCGTGGCCGCGGCGCCGCGGCGCGCGCGGCGCGTGCGCTACTGGGACAAGGCCGGCACCCAGGGCGGCGGGAAGTACTCGACGGGCCTGCGCATGGCGTACTACGGCGGCGAGGCGTGGATCGAGGACGTCGTGCGCGGCCAGTGGAGCGCCGCGAACCGCGAGCAGGTGATGCGGCAGACCGCCGAGGCCGACGCGTCGGTGTACGGACTGGAGCTGGTGATCGTCGCCGAGCAGGAGCCGGGATCCGGCGGCAAGGAGTCGGCCGAGCTGACGATCAAGAGCCTGGCCGGCTACTCGGTGTACGCCGATCGGCCGACGGGCGACAAGTTCGTGCGCGCGCGCCCGCTGTCGGCCGCGGCCGAGGCCGGCAACGTCCACCTGGTGCGCGGGGACTGGAACGAAGCGTTCGTGCGCGAGCTCAACGCCGCGGGCCCGGGCGCCGCCTTTCTCGACCAGATGGACGCGGCCGCCGGCGCCTACAACCGAGTCACCCTGGGCACCTGGCCGAGTGAGCCGGCGCCTGACGAAGACGAATTCACGGAGGGATTCTCCCTGTGACCCACGACGACGAGACCACTACGCCCGGCGCCGACGCGCCAACCGAGCAGCCGCCCGCGCAGGATCCCACGCCCGAGCCGGGCCCGACCCTGGTCCCCGATGCCCCGCCCGCCGAGGCGCCGGCGTCCGACCCGCCAGCCGAAGCGCCGCCCGCTGCAGAAGTCCCGCCCACCAACGGCAAGTTGCCGCCCGGCGTGTTCGCGATCACGATCCTGTACAACCCGCAGAACGACGGCTGCCAGGTGCAGGGCACGATCAACGACGAAGGCCTCGCCTACGCGATGCTCGGCAAGGCCCGGCGCGTGCTCGAGCAGCATTGGGATGCCCAGGCGCGCGCGAAGAAGCTGGCGATCGCACGGCCCGACGACGTCCGCCTGCCGCCGGATTGGCGTGGCCGCCGTGGCTGAGCGCATCGGGTTCCTCGCCGGCATGCGCCTGCTGCTGGGCGCGCCGGTCGAACGGGCGCTGCGTGAGGCGCAGTCTGCACGCCACGATCGCCTGTCGTACGAGGCCGCCAACCGCATTCTGTCCGAGGCCGCGCGGCTCGCCGAGCCCGAAGAGGGCGGCTGGACCCCGATCGGCGGGCTCGGCAAACGCCAGCTCGACGAGGGCGATCGCACCACGCTGCTGGAGCAGGCGCGGAAGTTCGCCGCCGAAAACCCGCATGCCATCGGCTATCTGGGCACCTTGCGGCGCTTCGTGCTGGGCCAGGGCGCGCAAGTCCACATCGTGCACGAGGACGACCAGGTCAAGCAGGCCGCGGACGCCTGGTTCGCGGAGTTCCACCACTGGAACCGGTGGGACGTGCTCGAGGACGAGATCCCCATGCGCAGCTGGCGGGATGGCGAGGTCTTCGTCCGCCGCTTCGATGATCCGGCCGAGCTCACGGTCTCGAAGGAAGTCCTGCGGCTGCTCGCCCGGTTCAACACGACCCCGGAGGAGCTCGCCGGTAAAGACGGTCCCCCCGAGGGCATGATCTTCCTGCGTCTCATCGCGCCCGAGGCGATCGCCGACCCGAGCGGCGCAGCGAGCGAGGGCATCATTACGCCGGCGGCCGACGTCTGCACCGTGCTGGGCTACTGCTACTGCCCGGATGGGGCGAGGGTGTCGGAGATCGTGCCGGCTGACGAAATCGAGCACGTGAAGCTGGGCGTCGACTCCGACGTGAAGCGCGGCCGCTCGATCCTGGCGCCCCTGATGAAGCGGCTGAAGCAGTACGAGGACTGGCTCACCTACCGGATCCTGCTCAACCTGGCGCGCACCGCCGTGGTGCTGATCAAGAAGGTGACGGGCTCGCCCGGCCAGGTCGCCGCGGTCCGCGACGCGCAGGAGAAGACGCGCGAGGACGGGCGCAACGACCAGAAGACCAAGGCGCTGAAGCCGATGACGACGGTCCACGCCGGCCCGGGCATCGAGTATGAGTTCAAGAGTCCCAACATCAACGCGCCGGACGCCAAGGACGATGGCCGCGCGATCCTGCTCACGATCGCCGCGGCCACCGGCCTGGCCGAGTACATGGTCACCGGCGACGCCAGCAACGCGAACTTCGCCTCGACGATGGTCGCCGAGTCGCCGGCGGTGCGCGAATTCGAGGACTGGCAGGACTTCTTCACGCCGATCTGGACCCGGATCCACCGCTGGGCGCTCGTCGCCGGCGCCGAAGCCGGCGCCATCAAGGGGTTGAGCACCGCGCAGGCGCAGCTCTGCCCGATCGCCATCGAGTGGCCGCCGCTGCTGGCGCGCGACGAACAGAAGCACACTGAGGCGAACCAGGTGCGCTTCAAGAACGGGATCCTCTCGCGCGAAGGCTGGTCCCGCGACGATGGGCTCGACGTGGAGGTCGAGAAGGAGCGGCTGAAGCGGGAGGCCTCAGAAGTCCTCGGGCTGCCGATCGACCTGGTGCTGGACCAGCTGGCGAAGGCGGTCACCGCCGGCGTGCTGACGCTGGATCCCGCGCTCGAAGCCTGGCTGCGCAAGCGGCTCGGCGTGCCGGCGCTGGTCGAGGAGCCGGAGCTCGAGGGCGACGAGGTGCCCCCGCCGGCGCCGGGCCCGCGCCGGGATCCGCCGCCGCCTGAGTCCGATCCGGACGACGAGGACCAGCCGCGGGAGTCAAAGCATCAGGTCGACATCAACCTGAATGTCCAGACGTCTGGAAAGCCGGCCGAGGAAGAGCCAGAAGAGGAGCCGTCACCGGCGTGACCGCGCCCGCCCGGCTCCGCCTCACGGGCAGCCGCGCCGCCCACCTGCGCCGGATCGCCCGGATCCAGCGCCGCGTCCAGCCGCTCGTGCGGCGCGCACTTGGCGACCTGGGCACACAGATGGGCAACGTCAGCTGGGTGCAGACCGTCGTGCTGCACCGCCCGCCGGCGGAGCTGCACCGATTCATCCGTACCCGTCTCGACCAGCTCGGCGCCGACCTGGTGCGCGCCCTCCTCCTCGGCACCCTGCGCGAGGCGGCCGAGCTCGTCGAGGCCCTCAGCCCCGAAGAGGTCGCCCGCGAGCTGGTCGGCCGACTGATCGCCGGGCTCGAGGACCAGGCACTGCGCGCGGTCCAGGCGCAGATCGAAGCGATCGCAAAGGCCGGCGTCACCGACGACGCGTTGCGCGCGATCGGCCGGTTGACCGGGCTGACCGTGCAACAGATCCAGCAGGTGGCGCGGGCCCGCGAGGCGGCGATGGCGGCCGCGCAGCGCGAAGGCCTCTCGCCGCTCGCCGCGGCCAACTTCGCCTCACGCCACGCCGATCGGGTCGGGCAGCGCCTGCTCGACGTGCGGGCGAAGCGCATCGCCCGCACCGAAACGAGTGAGCTCGTCGGCCACGTGGTGCACCAGCGCGCGCAGGACCTGGCTCGTGCAGGCCTGCAGGTGATGCATGAGGCCATCTCGGCGCGCGACGAGGACGTCTGCCACGTGTGCCGCTTCAACGACCCCGGCTGGGCGGCCGGCAAGCCGATGCCCCGGCCGATCACCCAACCGTTTCCCTCGGGCGCCCTGCGGCCGCCGTTCCACCCGGGCGGTTGTCGCTGCCTCGAGGACGTGACCGTGGTGGACGACCGCGGCGCGCGTGGCGACGACCCCGTGGTCACCCAGGCGCTCGATCGCATCGCGGGCGCGAACCCCGGCGTGGGCGTCGTGGTCCGTGTGCGCTAACCCCGTGGAGGATGCCGCATGAAGAATCGCGAGCAGGTCATGGTCGAGCTCGACCTGTTGGTTCCCGAGGGCTACAACGGCTCCGTCACGCTGCACTGTGTCGATGGCGCCGTGCAGAAGTACGAGGTGCACGCGAGCGTGCGGGCGGGTCGCGTCCGCGGGCTCGCGGACCTGTCCGAGCAGGGCGGCAACGGCACCCACGAGCCGGCACCGGAGCCGACCGGTCCGCCCCTGCGCGACGTCACCGTCAGAGGCACACCCTTGCGCGGCGGACCGCGATAGCATTACCGTACGCGCGTCTAGAGCCCCGGCGGAGTGATCCGCACGCACGGAACTCCGGGGGCGCTGAGCGAGATGATCTCGCCGGCGCCCCCGGAGTTTCTTCGTTCCCAGGAGCGTGGATGGCCAAGGCGGCGGCACCGCAGCAGGCACCGGTACGCGAGGAGAAGCTCTGGGAGGAGTTCGGGCAGGGTGACCTGCTCGAGTCGGCCCAGGTCGACCGTGCCGGCAACATGCTGCGGAACGTCAAGCTGCTGGGCAAGCACTCCAAGAACGGCCGCGAGTACTCCGAACAGGCGCTCAACGACGCGGCACGTCTCTATCACAACGCCCCCTTCTACCTCGATCACCCCACGAAGAAGGAGCTGCAGGAGCGCGAGGGCGTCCGGTCGGTGAACGACCTGGCCGGCCGCGTGGTCACTGCGCGCCGTGTGGGCGACGCCGTCTTCGGTGACATCCAGGTGCTCGAGCGCGAGCCGGTGAAGTCGCTGGTCTTCGCGCTCGCCGAGCAGATGCCCAAGATGGCCGGCAACAGCCACCGCGTGCAGGCCAAAGTGCGCGCCGGCGAGCGGGGCGATGTCGTCGAGAGTGTGTCACGCGTCTTTGGGGTTGAGCTGGTCACCGATCCGGCCACCACGGCCGGGCTGTTCGAATCCGTCCAGGAGGACGAAGCGATGGACCTCTCGAAGCTGACCCTCGAGGAAATCAAGAAGCACCGGCCCGAGCTGGTGCAGACGATCCTGGCCGAGGCCAAGGGCACCGACGAACTCGCCACCACCAAGGCCGAGAACGCGACGCTGAAGGCCGCCGCGGTCGCGCGCGACCGGGCCGCACTGGTCCTCACGAAGCTGGCCGAGGCCAAGCTGCCCGAGAAGCTGGTCACCGACGCGTTCAAGGCGCAGCTCGCCGAGTCCAAGGACGCCGGCGCGATCGACGCGCTGATCGCGGACCGCAAGGCGCTGGCCAAGGACCTGAAGCCGGCCAATCCGTCCAAGAGCACCGAGCGGAAGGTGAAGGAGTCCGGCGAGGGTGAGACCACGTCGCTCGCGATCGAGGAAGCGAAGCTCGGGGACCACGCCCGCAGCCTGGGCGTCCGTCTCTCGGCGTAGCACCACCCGGCCGAGCACGTGCGGGCGCTGAGCGCCCGGCGGAAAACGGCCACGAAATCCCCCTGACGGGGAGGGAGTCACCATGACGGAGCGCAACCTGTTCCGGAACGCCGATCCCAAGCGGATCCGCAAGTGCGCCGTTGACGCGGCCCGCGTCATCTACGCCGGCGACCTGGTCTTCCAGGTGGCCGACGACGTGCGCTCGGCGATTCTCGCCACGTACGTCACCGGCAGCCTGGACCACACGCAGGCCAACTTCCGCCGCGACTTCGCCGGCGTGGCCATGAAGGGGCACGGCGCCGGCGATCCGGCCGGCTTCCTCTCGATCGCCTCGCGGGGTGTCTTCGAGTTCGACTGCGCGGCCGCGACCTTCGAGGTCGGCGACCGGGTCGGCATCGACGACAACGGGGCCAGCGACGCGCTCATCCAGCAGGTGATCGCGATCGGCGAGAACGGCGGCTACGGCGAGATCGGCCGCGTCGTGAAGCGCTACGGCGCCAACACCACGCGCGTGCTGGTCGAGATCGATCCGCAGATGTACCGGCCGCAGGTACCGCAGCACCTGTACCTGTGCGGCCCGCTCTCGACGACCACCGCCGGCGACCTGCTCACCGAGCTGGTCTGCCAGTTCCCGTTCAAGCTGATGGCCCTGGTCGGCATCGCCTCCGTGGCCTACACGGGCACGGACGTGATCTCGGTCGAGAAGGGCGCCACGGCGCTCGACGACACGCTGGCGATGACGGGCGCGGTCGGCGCCAAGGTGCGCGCCGCGATGAACGACGCCAGCGGCGACGACGTCTTCAACGCCGGCGACCTGATCAGCGTCACGACGGACGGCGCGTCGACCTCGGGCACCGCGAGCTTCCTCGCCGAGATCGTCCCGTTCCTGCACGAGACCTGATCAGTAGCTAGCTGACCCGGCGGCCACGACGGTCCGCCCAACGCCCCCGATGGGGAGGATGACTGCGATGATCCGAAGCGGCGCAATCCGCCAGATGGTCCAGGAGCACGGGGCCGAGGGCTACCTGCAGATGCAGGCCGCTCTGCTCGAGGGTCGCACCCTCCCCAACGGGCGCCAGCAGCGCGTGCGCGCCGAGGAATTCTCCTTCCGCGCGCTGTGGGAAGGCCTCGTCGGCCCGATCGAGGAAACGCTCCCGTACGCCCAGCAGCAGCTGGGCTACATCGAGATGCCCGTGACGGAGTCGGTCGCCTCGAGCGCCTTCCCCTCGGCGGTCGGCCAGCTGATCGCCGCGAAGGTGATCGACGGCTACGAGTCCGACGGCTACATCGGCGACGAGCTGGTGACCGTGATGCCCTCGAAACTCAGGGGCGAGCGCATCGTCGGCTTCACCCACCTCCAGGGCCCCAAGGTCGTGGAGGAGGGCGAGCCCTACCAGGACTCGACGTTCGGTGAGAAGTACGTCACCACCAAAGAGACGAAGCGCGGCCGGATCCTCTCGATCACCGAGGAAGCGGTCTATTTCGACCAGACCGGCCAGGTCCTGCTGCGCGCCGGCCAGCTCGGCGAGACGATGCGCCAGGACAAGGAACGCCGGATCATCCGCGGCGTGGCCGACGTCAGCTCGACGGAGCCCGTCTACCGGCCCAGCGGCACGGCCGAGCAGCTGTACTCGGCGGGCAACAACAACCTGCTGTCGACCGCCACCCCCCTGGTGGACTGGACCGATATCCAGGAAGTGCTGCAGTTCCACGCGCTGAACATCCGCGACGATCGGGAGACCGACGACGAGGGCACCACGCAGCCGATCGTGTGGATGCCGAAGATCCTGCTCACGGCGGTCGAGCTGGCCGGCGTGGCCGCACGGATCGTGAACGCCACGCAGCTGACGGGGAGCTCGATGGAGACCCCGAACGTGGTGCGCTCGCTGGTGCCCGGCCTGGTGGCCCGGTCCAGCGCGTTCCTCGACGCCGCGCAGGGCGCCAACCAGTGGGACGACGCGTCCGACTACCTGGTGGGCGACTTCAAGAAGCAGTTCATCTACAAGGAGATCTGGCCGCTCCAGGTCTTCCGGGCGCCGGCGCAGAACGAGGAGCAGTTCACGTCCGACGTCGTGGCGCGCTTCAAGATGCGCGAGTACGGCGACGTGAACGCCATCGACGAGCGCTACGTCATCAAGGTGAACGCGGTCTGATGCTGCCGGACCGCCACACCACCACGACGGCGGATGGCCTGCGCATTGCGGTGCGCCGCGATGGGCAGGTCGTCCACGTCGTGGAGCTGTCCCAGGAGGCCCGGCAAGCCAAGCGCCGGCGGTAGGGGATGTTCACCTACACCGCGAGCAAAGCCGCCAGCCAGGCCCTGCACTGGGTCCGCTGGCGGATCGGCGCGACGAAGGCGGATGCCTCGCCTGCGGTCGAGGACGAAGAGATTGGCGCGGCCCTGGCCGGCTACGGCCTCTCCAACACCTCCGATCCCCTCGCCAACCGCACGGCCATGCATCGCGCCGCGGCCGAAGTCTGCCGCGCGATCGCCGCGGCGCTGGGCCGCCAGTCCACCGTGGCGATCACCGCGGTCGGACCGGTCAAGAGCAACGCGGCCGAGGTGTTCCTGCGCCTGGCCAAGGAGCTCGAGGCCGCAGTCGCCGCGACGAAGTCGGACCAGCAGGAACCCTTCGAGATCGTGGACAGCATGGATTATGACGTCACGAAGTACGGCGAGGACCGCTCCCAGTATGTCGGGGAAAGCCCGTGAACGATGATCACCGTCGGCGTCGAGATCACCGGCATGTCGGACGCGATGGCGCGGCTGGCGGGCGCGGACGCGCGCACGCGCAACCTGCAGCCGGCCTTCGAGGTCATCGCGGACCTGCTCGAGCTACACGTGGGCAACACCTTCGCCACGCAGGGCGCGGCGATCAACCGGCCCTGGGCGCCGCTGCGCACTCGCACGGTGGACGCGCGGGCGCGACGGTGGGGCTACTACGGGCACCAGCCGGTGAGCGGCGTGCACCACCTCGGCCCGATTCTGGTCTGGACCGGTCGCACGCGCGACAGCTTCCGCCACGGGTATCCCGAGCACGTGCGCGTGGTCAGCAGCGCCACGCTGATCTGGGGCAGCTCGCGCGCGATCGCGCAGTATCACCAGCGCGGCGGGGTGGTCCTGCCGCAGCGCACGATCCTCGGTTTTCGGGACGATTTCCAGAAGCAGGAGCTCATCTACCAGCCGCTGAAGCTGTACCTGCAGGGCGTGCCGCCGGGTGCGATCCGCACCCTGATGCAGGCGCGCCTGCGCTTCTGACGTCGTAACCCTTTCATGCCCAGGAGGCATGTATGCGCACCGCTGGATCGCTCCTCGCTCTCGTCGCCCTGGCCGCTGCCTTCTCGCCGCCGATCGCCGCCGCGCCGCCCGACCGCGCGCCGGCCGTGGGGGTGTCCATGAACTACGACGTCGTCGAGGAAGTGTCGGCGCTGTTCGCCGCCCACTTCGACACCGACTTCGCCGCCCTGGCTGACGCCAAGGATGTGCTGAAGCTCGATCGGATCCGCGTGCTGAAGCGGATCCCGGTACAGGTGGCCGTCGGCGCCGAGGAGCCCGCCCCGACGCTCAGCCTCTACTCGCCCAGTACGCTGACCAACGCTCGCAACCAGGCGCGGCGCGACTCGCGGGTCACCCTGCTGGCCGAGTTGTTCATTCGTGGGCCGAACGCCGAGCACGTGCGGGCCCAGGCGGACATCGGGCTCGAAGCCATCCTGCTCACCATCGATCGCATCGCAGCCGACGCGGGCGAGGGTGTGTACGGCGCCGGCGAAGAGGAATTCGGCGTCCGATGCACCCTCGACGGCACGGCCGACGTCACCGGGGGCCAGGAGCAGTACGAGGAGACGGCGCGCGTGGAGTTCGTCGTCTGGGATCGGGACGAGCTCAGCTGATGGCGCGTGCCACCCGCACCGACGTGCCCGCCGTGGCTTCCGGGGAACCGGCGCCGCGGCTGCGCGTCACCATGGAGCCCGCGCAGCTCGGCGGCAGCTACGCCGAGGATGGCGCGCTGGCGCACCGCACACTCGACGCCCCGGTCACGAAGGCCGAGACGCCCGCGGCCGAGGAGTAGTACATGTCGATTCCGCTCCGGCTCGACGCCTGTCTCGCAAAGATCGAGACGACCTACCGCACGGACCCCACGCCCACAGCCGGCACTGACGGCGTGCGCGTGGCCGAGCGGCTGTGGCCCTCGATCACGCCGAGCTACGCGTGGGAAAACCTGCGCGAGGACGTCGCGACGGGAACCCTGCTGGGCGCGACGCCGGCGATCCCGCGCGGCCGCCGCGTGAGCCTCGAGATCCCCTGGGAGTGCCGCGGCGCTGGTAGCGACGCGGTCGTCGAAGCGGATCCGCTCATCCGCGCGTGCGGCTGGGCCCAGACGGACGGCTCGTCGCTCTTCAGCTACGCCCAGGCGAGCAACCTGCACGAGAGCTGCACCATCTGGGCCTATGCGGCCGGCCTGCTGTTCAAGGTCGTCGGCTGCCGCGGCACGCTGCGCTGGCGGGTCATGCCCGGGCAGATCAGCGTGAAGCGCTTCTCCATGCAGGGCATCATGACGACGGATCCCGCGGCAATCGCCGTGCCAGCCGTGACGTACGACAGCACCGAGCCGCTCGCCGGCGTGAGCATCGCGTGCACCGTGGGCAGCTGGACGCCGAAGATCATCAGCGCCGAGTTCATCCAGAACGCCGACGTGCAGCAGCTCGACGACGCGAACGACGCCCAGGGCATCGGCGAGTTCGGCATCGGCGCCGTCAATCACCAGTTCCTGCTGAGTGCGCGCGTGCCGCGCGACGCGGGCGGGATCTGGGACTCGGCCACCTACAATCCGTACGCGGACTCGCTGGCCCGCACGGCGCGCGCGATCGTGATGACGGTGGGCGGCAGCCAGTTCAATCGGCTGAAGCTGCTCAACGCCAGCGGGTACGTCGCGATGCCTGGGCCGATCGACAACAACCGGTTCAGCGCCTGGGACCTTCGCTACGGCATCCCGGCGGGCGCGACGATCCAGAGCGACTAGCAAGGTTCTCACCTTCAAGCCGCACCACGGGCCAGCCTGGCGAGTAGGGCGAAGAGGCCGGGTTCCCGTTCCGCTCCACCTGCCGGCCGCGTCCCCCAGCGACGCGGCCACTCCCATTAGCAGATCAGCCCGAAAGGGCGACTTTTATGACCGTAGCCAGCGTCGCCGAGGCCTTCAGCGGCCTGCGGATCCCGCTTCCCGGTGGCAAGGAGCTCGTCAGCACCAAGCCCCTGCTCTTCCCTGACGCGTGCCGGTGGCTCGAGCTGCTGGGCGCCTTCGACCGCGGCACGCGGCCTTTCGAGGAGACGCTGAGGGTCGTCTTCGCCGAGATGCCCGAGCTGCTCGGCATCGCCGACATGAGCGTCCTGGACGACATGACGTTTGGCGAAGTGGTGGACCACACGGTCTACCGTTTTTTAGCCCAGCGTCGGATGCTGCCCGCGTGGGTGACACGGGCCCCGACCAGCCCGCCGACGAGCGCCAGCAGCTGACGTTGATGGACATCGTGTGGGAGTACGCCGCGGCCTACGGCGGTCCGCCCCGGGCCAGCGACAGCTGGGCGCTGTTCTGCGCCGGCGCCGTGCGCTGCACGCGCTTCACCGCGCGCCAACTCTATCACGCCATGATGGGGCCCAGTTTCGCCCTGGCCGGCCTCTCGAGTGAGGGCGCCGGCTCGCGCACGCTGATGACCGAGGAGCTCTCGCGCCTCGCGTTCGGTTCCCGCTCCCGCCTGCTCACGCCGTGAGTAACCCCGACGTCCTGATCCGCGTCAACACGCAGGCCACCGGCAGCCAGGTCGTGCCGGTGACCCTGTCGGGCCTGCTCGGCCTGGCGCGGGCACAGCAGGCCGTCACGCAAACCACCGCCGCCAGTCGCTCCGGCCTGACGAGCTTCAACGCCACGGCGTTCCAGACGGGCGGCGCCACCATGGGCGGCAGCCGCGGCATCGGCGTGATGCGTGGCGCGCTGACGTCGTTGGCCTTCGAGGCCACGAACACGGCCGGCCCGCTGGGCCGCGTCGCGTCGACCGCGCTGCTGTTCGCCGGCGGCGGGGCCCTGGCAACGGGTGTTGTCGCCGGCGTCGCCGCCATCGGGCTCGCCTACCGGGAAGCGACCGCCGACACCCGGGCCTTCGAAGAGCGTACGGCGGCGCTCACCAAGCGGCTCCAGGAGCTGCGCGATTCGCGCGACCCGACTGCGGCGATTCGGCGCGAGCTTGCCGCGACGCGTCGGCAGCTGGGCGCATTTGACGGTGCCGCCCCAGGTGACGGCGGCGGGTTGCTGAGCAGGATCCCATTCCTGTCGGGCCCACCCGGGTTTCCTCGCGGGATCACCGGCTCGCCCACGCGCGGATCCCAGGAACTGCAACTGCTGACGGGCATCGGCACGGAGCTCACGGGCGAGCTCGGGGACATCGCCAGCGAGGCGGGCGAGAAGGCCGGCGTGGCCTTCGTGGTGGCCTTCGAGGAGAAGCTCGAGACCCTGCTCCCCGGGAGCTTGATCGGCACGATCCCGCGCCTGCCGATCACCGACTTCGCCACGCGCCTGGGGACGCTGCCGGGCTTCTCCGCCGCCGGGGTCCTCGGCGGTCCCTCGGGGATCGTGCAGCCGCCGGTACTGGGAAGGGAGCCCTTCTCCGAGAACCCGCTGATCACCGGCGCGCGCGGTATCGCGCTCGGCGCGCGCTCGCCCGTCAAGGTCATGCAGGACCAGGTCGCGCAGCTCAACGAGGCGATCCAGCTGATGGGTGGGCCCGGTGCGCGCGGCACCGAGGAGTTCAGCCAGGCGATCCATCAGCTCGAGCAGGACATGGCGAAGGCCTCGCACACGGCGCCGATGCTGGCGGTGTCGATCATCGGCGCCGTCTCCGGCACGATCGCGGCGATTGCCAGCGGCGGCAGTGCCGGCGGTCTGCTCATGGGCCTCGGCGGGATCCTGGGCATGTTGCCCGGTCTGCAGATCCCGGGCGCTATCGTTGCCGGGCTCGGCGCCATCACGTCGGGCGTCGAGAGTCGCGGTGTCCGGGTCGACGAGTATGGATCGAGGGCGTTGCAGCAGATGCAGACCATGGAGCGCGGGCCCGACGTCGTGTCGCTAGTCCTCACCGACTCACGCGGCAACACCATCGAGGAGATCCAGTACAACATCCGCCGGCGTGAACGACTCGACCGCCAGCCGCGGCTGCCCGGCACGGGACTGGGGCGCTGATGGGCGCGCCCTTCCTGCTCGTCGAAAACGTGTTCAGCCAGGTGCAGTTCCCGGCGCACACGATCGCGGCCACCGAGGAGCCGGCCGGTCACGAGGCCTTCCGCTGCGCGGATGGTCGGCGCTCCTCGCTCGACTACGCCGGCGCGACGACAGCAAACACCGAGTGGTCGCTGACCGCCACCTTCAACCGACTGCGCGCGATCGACAGCGTGTTCCTCGATCGCGGCCACAACCTGGCCGGCGAGCGGATCGTCGGCGAGATCTCGAGCGACGCGTTCAGCACCGTGGAAACGCTGTTCGACATCACGGTGCCGCTCGCGCCGGGCGCCGGCGCCCTCGACAACGGACTCGGCGTGGTGACCACGGAAGGCGCCTGGGGGATCCGCGTGCCGGTGCGCGCCGGCCACGCGTTCCGCCTCCGGATCCCGGCGATGGGGGCCGACCTGACGCCGCGCGTCGTGGGCCTGTGGGCCGGCCGCAGCTGGGCGCCGCCCTACCTCGGACTGCCCGTCGCCCCCAACCGTCACGAGCTGGCCGGCGAGCTGCGCCGCAACACCATCGCCTGGCAGGCGCGCGGCCCCACGGCACAGCTGCGTGGCGGCAGCGTCACCCTCCAACTCACCGACCTGTTCGAGTACGAGATCGCCCGCTACCACGTCGAGGGGCACTACGGCGCCGGCCGGCCGATGTGGCTTGTGTTCGACGACGAGCAGGCGGACGAGGCGCTGCAGGTGATCCGACCCGAGGGGGCGCTCGGCTTCGGGCGTGAGCCACGTGTGTTGTACCCCCGCGCCGAGATCGGCTACGTCGAGCACCAGCCGCGGAGCGTCGCCTGATGGCCGAGGTCCTGCCTCGCGACGTGCTGTTCCGCGCCGGCGGCGCGTGCCTCGATCGCTACGGCGTGGCGGTGTGGCGCAAGGACATCCCCAGCCTGGGCGGCGAGGACGGGAAGGAAGTCTTCACCCGCGCCGATGCCACCACGTGCGCGACGTATATCGACCGGGACGGCACCCTGCGACTGGCGGCGGCGGGCAAGCTGCGGGGCGACTGGTCGAGTGGATCGCTCGCGCTGCTGACGGAACCCACCCGCACCAACCTCGCGCTGTACGCCCGGGACCTGACCAACGCCGCCTGGGTGAAGTCGAACGTCTCGGCCGTCAAGGACCAGACGGGCATTGATGGCGTCGCGTCGTCGGCCTCGAAGATCACCGCCTCGGCCGGCAACGGGACGTGTCTGCAGTCGATCACCAGTGCGAGCGATGCGCGGTTCACCTCGTGCTACGTGCAGCGCGTGACGGGATCGGGCACGATCAACATGACGCAGGACAACGGCGCCACCTGGACCGCGATCACGGTGACGTCCTCCTGGACCCGGGTGCCCATCCCGATCGCCACGGTCGTGAACCCCATCCTCGGCTTCCGCATCGTGACCAGCGGCGACGCGATCGCGGTGGATTTCGTGCAGCACACCAAGGGCGAGAAGTTCGACACGTCGCCCATCGCGACCACCGCGGCCGCAGTCACCCGCGCGGAAGATCGCGTGCTGGCGCCCATCGGTTTCGGCGGGCAGGACTTCACGGCATACTGCTCGATCGTCCGGCCGCCATGGGCCGACGCCTCCGGGGACATCGGGTACGGTCCCTATATATTCACGCTGGGCTCCGGCTCCGTGCGCGCATCACTCTACGGCGCCCAGGCGGCGCGCAACCTCACGGCGGAAGTCGATAGCGGGAGCAACCCGCAAGGGGTGACGCAGGCGATCCCGGGTGGCGCCACGCTGGATCTGTGCGCCCAGTTTGCGGACGTGTTGACGGCCGCGAAGGTCCGGCTCGATGTGGGCTCGGGTTTCGGCTCCTACTCCTCGGTGACGGGGGCCATCCCCGTATTCACCGGCAACCTGCTCGGGTTGGGATGCGCGGCACACGCCTCCTCGACGGCCGGCGCGCCGATCCTCAAACTCCTGCTGTGTCGCGGCGCCTTCACCCTGGCCGAGATGCAGGCGGTGCCCTGGTGAGGGCCGGTTACTCCCTCGCCCTGCGCCGGCGCACCGAGTGCGCCACCCCCGCCGCCCGGGTGATGGTGGAGGCCCACACCGTCACCGCCGAGGACCTGCGCCAGCGCAAGGACCACTGGCTAGAGGCCGACAGCCTGACCGGCCTGACAACGTTCGACGATGGCTCGGTCCAGCTGGAGGGCGGGTTAGCCACGGTCATCGAGAAGGCCACCGGCGCCGATCAGATCACCGACATGGATCGGGTCACGCCGTTCGCAGTGGCCCGCATCGACTGGGCGGGCACCGAGGATCCGGACTTCGAGATTCGCGAGATCACCGCCCACCTGCACCCCAAACGCAGCGTCGGCAGCGCCAAGGAAGTGGCTTGGTGGTGCATCGAGCTGAAGGCGGTCGAGTGGGGCAACGACTTCAACGACCCGTTGCTGCCGTCCGCGCGCCTGGTCGACTTGGTCGATCCCCTCTACGTGCAGGCCGTCGGTACCAGCGCGGCCGACGTCAGCTTCCCCTTCGCCGCCCTGCCGCGGCGCCCGCGGCCCAAGAGCATCGTGCCCGACTTCGCGAACGCGGCCGGCGGGTACGCGCGCGCCCCGCGCACCTATGTCCTGATCTCGGCCCTCAAGGCGGATGGCAGCGCGGCCGGGAACGTCGCCTGGACGAAGGACAACGCCGTGGCGTCGGTGACGACGAGCGGCAACGTGCTCTCAGGCTACCTGCTGCGGCGTAGCACGTCCCAGCCGGGCTACTGGCTGCAGGATGGCACCACCACGTTCACGCCCCGCCTGGCGATCAAGAGCGGTACGTACAGCGACGCCACGCTGACCTTCTCGACCGATCCCGGCAACGTCCTGGACCTCCTCGCTACGCCGACGGCCGACGTCGAGTTCCGGGCCCACGCGCTGACGCCGGACGGCACCGAGGCCGTGTTCGAAGTGCGCAACGACGCGGACAGCGCCTGGGTCGCCTTCACCACCGGCCAACTGAACACCGAGCTCACCGGCGTCGGGAAGAACCAGACCTACAAGGTGCGCTGCCGGCTGCTGACCAACGCCGGTGGCACGGCGACGCCGACGCTGGTCGCGATGGGCGTGCGCGAAGTCGATCGGGTGGACCTGCGGGATGACGCCGAGCTCGTCGCCGCCCGGTGGGGCTTCGATCCCGTCTCGCTCAAGGGCGAGATCCCGACCGCCACCATCGTCCTCACGCGCCACGGGGAGCGGGACTTCCAGGACCCGGCGACGCGGCTGTTGGCCGAGCACGACATCGGCCGCCTGCTGTTCCGCACCTGGTGGGGCGCGGTGGACCTGGCCCGCACCGACTGGCTGCACCTGGATGACTGGTTGGTGGACGGGCACTCGCCGCAGGGCACCCAGATCATCGTGCGCTGCGTGTCGGCGCTCGGCGTGCTGCGCCAGCAGCTCCCGGCCTATACGCTCGAGACGCCGGCGCCGCCGAACGCCGACCAGGCGAACCCGGGCAGCTGGGACGACCAGGATGCGGGCACCACCGACCTGTACCAGGTCGTGGACGAGAGCCTGGTGGATGACACCGACTACGTGCGCTCGCCGGCGGATCCCGCCGCGGCGGCGATCGAGCTAGCGCTCACCAACATCACCGATCCGCTCTCCTCGTCGCATCACCGGGTCGAGTACCGCTACAGCAAGGACGCCGCCGCCGGCCGCACGATCCAGCTGACGGTGGAGTTGCGCCAGGGGGCGGTGGTGAAGGCCAGTACGGTTCTCGCCGGCATCGCCGAGACCTGGGTGACCGGCAGCTTCGATCTGACGGCCACCGAAGCGGACAGCATCACCGACTACAGCGACCTGCGGCTGCGGTTCACCGCGCAGGTCAGCGGCGCCGGCGCCGCGCGGCGCGCCCGGGTGAGCTGGGCCCGGCTCACCATTCTGGGCCACCGGCAGGCGCTCACGTACGCCAACCAGACCCTGAAGAACGTGTTCGACGATCTCATCGGGGTCCAGGCCCGGGACCTGGAGCCGCAGTACCGCGGCCCGGGTCTCGAGGGCACGGACCTGGTCAGTAAGACGATCGAGAACTCCGACATCAAGGCCGAGCTCGACGCGCTGTGCTTCATCGGCGATGCCGCGCTGATCTCGAGCCAGGGCCGCATCAAGGCGGTCAGCGTCGGGGACCAGGCGATCGTCGAGATTTTCCCCGGTGAGGAGATCGAGGTTCTGGGCGCCAACCCCGGGCTCGAGCAGCGCATCCCCGAAGTTTTCCTGCGCTATGACTACGAGCCGGCTGAGGATCGCTACCGCAAAGAGTCGCGGGGCTTCAACGCCAACGCGCTTACCAAGCTGGGCCTCGCACGCATCGATCCGCCGCAGTTCATCAGCGACGAGGTGGGGAAGTGGGTGCCTGACGACGAGACCCTGGCCAACGGCCTGACCCAGCGCCAGGCGAGCCGGCTGGGCGCCGGCGTGCTGCTGTGGCGCTGGAAGGCACTCCATGCGCGCCCGCACCTCGAGCCGGGCGACCTGGTGGCGGTCCGCACCGACCAGTTCGTGGCGCGCGCCCCCAACTCGGCGCAGGAGCTCAAGGGCCAGCTGTGGGCCCGCGCGGTGATCAGCACCGTCGAGAACCCGGAAGGGACCGAGTTCACGGGCTGGATCCGCAGCTACGACGATATCCTGACGGCCGGGGAAGCCGCGCGGCGACTGGGTTTCGCGACGCCGGGAGTACTCGACGTCCAGCTGTCGATCGCGGACACGGGCGCCGTCGCGATCGTGGTGAAGACCAAGGACGCCGCGAGTGTGCGGATCGCGACGTCGACGTCGGCGTTCCCGACGGTCGCCACCACGCAGGCCGCGGCTGCGGTCGCCGTCGATGGCGAGGGCAACTACGCCAACGCCGCGATCGCCACAGCTACCAACGGCCAGACCATCTACGTCTCAGTGCTGGCCTGTGAAACGGTGGACGGCCAGGGCGCGGCGTCGGACCTGGCCCAGGCCAGGATCCCGTACTGGTACCAGGCGACGCTGTCGATCGTCACGGCGTACGGACTCTTCCGCGGCAACCGCCTGCTGATCGACTGGCTGGGCGCGAGTGGTGTGCTGTCGGTGAAGGTGGCGACGTCCACCAGTTCCTTCCCGGCGGCCGGCACGGGCACCGCACAGAACGGCGGGTTCGGCGTCTTCGATGCCGGCACCGGGTTCGCCTACGCCGACACGGTCTACATCACCGTGACGCCCTACTCGGCGACGGGCGGCACGGGGACGCAGGGCCCGGCCTACAACCGGATGGAGCGCTTCAGCGCGGAGCCGGACCAGGGCGACGAGACGACCGGCCGGCGCCGGCGCGCCGCGCCGTACGACGATGGCGGCTACGCGCTGCGCGCGAACGACGCGGCGGGCAAGGAAGCAACCGACGACCTATGGGTTCTGTCGACGAAGATGCTGAAGGTAGGCAGCGTCGCGAGCCCGGCGAGCCTGACGAAGGTCCCGGCGCGGCTCAACTACTCGGATCTCATCCCCAACAACGACGGCACGCTCTGGGATATCGCCACGGGCTACATCGCGAACAACTCGGCGGGCGTCAGCGAGTTGTTCAACGGCAGCTTCAAGTTCGCTGCCGGCGTCACGATCACCCAAGTCGCGCTGCGCAGTTTCCGCCAGAACGTCACCGACGTCGCCAGCGCGACGCTCTACCGCGTCGGCGACTCCGGCAGCCGCACCAGCGTCGCCACGTTCATCTGGGCGGCTGGAACGGGCTACGCGACGTTCACCGCCTCGATCTCCGAGCTGGTGGGCACAGCCGGCTACGAGCTCGAGATCGAGCTGAACGGTGCGGCTGCCGGCGACGCTCGCTTCGTGTGGTACGAGGTCACCTACACCATGCCGTCCTACGACAAGGGGCTGTGACATGCAGGCACTCAAGGACTACCTGGCCGCGCGCGCCGAGGCGCCGCTCATCGTCACGCAGGACCTGATGGACGCGCTCGACGGGCTCGCCGCAGCGGGAGCCCAGCTGGACCGCCTCTTGGTCGGCGCCGAGCGGATCAAGGCGCTGGGGACACGCATGGAGGTGGCACGCTTCGAGGAGGTCGCGCAGACCCTCGGTGCGCTCTCTCGCGAGGTCTGGGCCGCGCACGGCCACGCGCTCACGACGATCGAGACAGTGAAGCAGCTGCACGACGTAGAACAGGCGCTGGAGGCCGCGATCAGGCGCGACGAGCAGCGCGCAGCCGAGGCGGCCGCCGATGCGGCGCAGGCCGCCGAGAAGCCGGCCGGGGAAGAGTGAGCCGGTTCCCCTCGTCCCGAGTCCGGACGGCTGTAAACGTTCCGGCTCCCTGTGGCCGGAGGCCCTTCGTGAAGTTCTTGGTGATCGTCGGCGCGCTGGTCTTGACGGGCTGCTGTGATCCCGCAGCGCCACCGCCGGACTTCGCGGTACTCGACGTGGACTGGCGCTGGCAGGTCCAGCTTGGCGATGGCCGGCGCTGCACCACCCCCTTCGCGTTCTGGGTGATGGAACGCGCCGAGCAGGCGATCGCCGAGTGCCAGGCGGCCGTGCCCCGCTAAGGCTGGCATCGCAGGGGGTAGGGGCCTAGATTCGCGGGGTACAGTAGAGCAGGGCCAGCGTTCCGCACACGGCGGATGGATGGGCCCAGAGCCAAGGGGAGTGACCCCGGCCCTGGGCCCTTTTGTTGTTTCTTCCCCCCGGGAGGTTGGGTGGCCAAGCGCATCGCCTTGGGCAATGGCCTGAGCACGCTGGTGGACGACGAGGACTATCCCCGCCTCGTGACCATCCAGTGGTACCATCACCGCGGCCGCGGCGGCCGGACCTACGCCATCAGTTCGAAGTCCTCGAAGCTCACCTACATGCACGTCGCGTTGGTGGGGCCCGTTCGAAGGGGCCTTGAAGTCGATCACATCAACGGGGACTCGCTCGACAATCGGCGCATCAACCTTCGGGTCGCTACGCACCAGCAAAACTGCTGGAACATGGTGGCACGTGCTGGCGCCTCAAGCTTCAAAGGTGTCACCTACGATCCAGGCCGCGGGGGCCCGGACAAGCCATGGAGAGCGCGTATCTGCCGCGATGGCCAACGCCGGCACGTGGGACGTTTCGCCTCTGAAGCTGATGCAGCACGTGCATACGATCGCGCGGCCACAGCGCTCTTCGGCTCATTTGCTCGGCTGAACTTCACCACCGCGCAGCGCCCCACGTGAGCGTGTTCGCCCAGGACAGCTTCATCGGCGGCGACGGAGTACTCGGCGGCGACCTGGTCGACGTCGGCACGCCGCTCGCCGCGCGCGACAAGATCCAGCACCTGGTGGCTGGGATCCTCCTGGCGCAGGTGCTGGTCCGCTGGGCCGCGGCCGGCCCGTGGGCGGTGGTCGGCACCGTCGCCGCGGCCGCGCTCGCTTGGGAGATCGTCGAGCTGGTCCGGATGGTGGCGTGGGAGAAGCACGGCCTCGGCGCGCCGCCGCTGGTGACCGACTACTTCAGCTGGCGTGACATCGTGGCCACGCTCGCCGGCGCCGGCGTCAGCCTGGCGGTGCTCTGATGGGCGAGATCGCGGTCGTGCTCGACACGCTCGGGCAGCCGGTGATGATGCTCCTCATCGGCGTGGGCGGCTACCACTGGCTCACGCGGAACTCGCGTAATGGCGCAGCAACGGCCGAGACCGAGTTCCGGACGAACGTGGTCACAGAGCTCAGGCGGATCGGCACCAATACCGACGGGCTACCGCAGTACATGGAGCACGGCGAGAAGGCGATGGATCGGGTCGGCGCGCTCAACGCCGACCTGGAAGCCCGCCAGCGGAGGGGCGAGTGACGCCGGGCGACGACACCAAGAGCATGATCGCCAGCGAGATCACGAAGGGGCTGGCGACGGTGCGACGCGACGTCGCCGACGTCGAGCAACAGGCGCGGGCGCAGGAACGGCTGCTCAAGGAGCGCCGCTCGACACACCTCGGCTGGGGCCTGTTCATTGTGGCCGCGTTCGTCGTTGTGGCGCTGACGCTCGCGCACATCTTCGCGCCCGAACCGCCGGATACCGCCGTGACGCTGAGCATCGCGGGACTGGCGGTCCTGCTGGCCTTCGGTGGCGGGGCGCTCGTGCAGGGCGTGCGCCTCGACAAGATCCTGACCGCGTGGCGGAAAGACAACGCCGCGTGATTCTCACCGCCGCGCTGCTGCGCACGATCATGCCGAAGGCCGACGGTGACACGTGGGCCGCGGCGCTCACGCCGGCGATGGCGGAATTCTCGATCGACACGGCCGCACGCGCGGCCGCCTTCCTGGGCCAGCTCGCGCACGAGAGCATCGAACTCACGCACACGGAGGAGAACCTCAGCTACTCGAGTCGCCGGCTGCTCGAGGTCTGGCCCAAGCGGTTCACGGCCGTCACGGCCGAGATGTACGCCCGGCAACCTGAGAAGCTCGCCAACTACGTGTATGCCGACCGGAACGGTAACGGCGACGCGGCGAGTGGCGATGGCTGGCGCTACCGCGGGCGCGGGCCGATCCAGCTCACGGGGCGGCGCAACTACGCGGCAGCCGGCAAAGGGATCAGCCTGGCGCTTGAGGCGCAGCCGGACCTGGTGAAGGATCCCACGGTTGGGGCGCGCACTGCCGCGTGGTACTGGCACGATCACGGATTGAACGCGGTGGCCGACACCGGTAACATCGCGGCGATCACGCGCGCCATCAACGGCGGCGTCCATGGACTCCACGAGCGGGAGCGGTACACCGCGCTCGCGCTGGCGGTGCTGGCGTCGTGAGTCCCGCCCTGCTCATGCCGCTGAGTCGCCTGCTGCCCTCCGGCGCAGGCGTCGGCTACACCGGCGCGCTGGTGCTGACGACACAGCCCTCGGCCAGCGCGACCAGCGGCAACGCCCTGGCGCAGCAGCCGGTCGTCACGGTACCCCGCGCCGTCGCCGGCATCGTCGTCACCGCCTCGCTCGTCGAGGCGGGAGCGGTGCTGGCCAACGCCACGGCGGTGACGGACGCGGCGGGTGTGGCGACGTTCAGCGGGCTGAGCCTGACGGGCACCGATGGCGCCTACACGCTGCAGTTCGCCTCGGGTGGCTGGACGACGGTCGTGGCGGCCGGCGCGACGACGGTGGGAGGCGGCGGTGCGGCGCAGCCGGGCCTCAGCTTCGCGTCAGACTGGAAGAACGTCGAGCTCGGGACGTCGCTCGCCTCGAAGACCGACGCCGGCAAGTGGAACGGGACGAGCTCCGACTCAGGCAACGGCTTGGAAGTCATTGCCTCCACGGGCCTGAACTTCCCCAGCGCGCGCGTGCTGCGTGTGACCGCCAAGCAGACCGCCGGCGGGTTCCACCGGATTTCGGCGACCGGCTTGCCGATGCCCGGCGAAGGCGAATCGGTGTGGTACCGTACCTATCTACGGTTCATGCAGCCCTACAGCGAGACGACATACCCGGGCTGGGTGCCCGGCGCGCCCGGTAACCTGTACGACTCCGACAACCACCCGATTGAGCTCGGCATCAACGTCGACGAGGACGTGACGCTACACCACCGCACGGAGGCGGATACGCAGTGGCGCATCGGCCTGGGCATGACCGATGCCGCGAACGGCTTCAACAACGGTCTCTGGCTCTCGCCGCTGCTGGACAAGGACGTGACCTATCGCGTGGAGTGGCAGATCGCACGGCTGACGGGCGACGAATGTCGTGCACACATGCGGATCTACTCGGCGTCCGGATTACTGCTATACGGCGACGGGGACCTCGCCAATGTGAACAGCTCCCTGACACTGGCCGCGAATCCGCTGCTCTATCTCGAGAGCCCGTTGGTGAGCCTGGGCGAGTTGGTTGCGGGGCTCAACGGGCTCGGCGGGTCGTACTGGTTCCCCTCCGAGCTCCACGAGTACCAGGGAGCCTTTGCCATGTCGCTCGAGAACTGGTGCGGGCCCTACGTGGACGGGGAGGCCGATTAGATGCTTTTCACCGGCGCCACCCTGCTCAGCAACTTCGCCGCGACCACCGACACGACGCGCCAGG